GTCCTCGAGTTTGTCCTCGAGAAGATTGGCCAGCATGGTCATGTCACGCTTGCTATGTTGAGAAACTTCTGCACCTTCGGTATCAACAACAGAGATGCCGTCGTGCTTCAGTTCCGTGTGAGTGAGAGAAATACCAGCGTGATGTTCACGCCATGTGTAGTTCGCTCTTACGATGTTGGCGGGGTTTGCATACGAAACAGTATCGTTATGCGTATAACCCGCAACGGTTGTGGTATACGCACCCTTCACAGCCAGATTCACATCGCCTTTACCGCCCGGAAAAGTTTTCGCCTTTCCGTCCATGGCTTTGAGAAGTGGCTTGCTTTGGATGGTCTGCGACAGTACATCACCACGATCAACATAAAAGTCGAGCGCAGCGTTAGCAATGTTCGCAAGTTCGCCTGTTGAAAATGCCATCTTTAATTAGCCCTTTGTAATGTTTGTCAGTCTCTTATCCTGACATTGAGGTTAAAAACTAACGCCTCACGGCCTGCTCCATTGCCTCTTGGAGAGACGTTGGAGCCGGGATCGGCGATCCGCTCACCTTACCGCCTCCGACTGGTGTGACTGGCTGCTTGGGGTCTCCGGCAAACTTGCGTAAATGATCATTAACAGACTCATACGCTTCCTTCGCCATCGAAACCCCTTCATCAACCGTTCGTGGTTGGCCCCGTTCTGCAACCAAGCCCCTCACCCGATCAGAGATCAGTGTTTCTTTCATCGCAAAATCAGGATCGGTCGATCTAGTCTGGCCTTCCCACGAAACGACGGCGTTCTGAATCCTGGCCTGTTCCGCTTCGACACTCTGCTGCTGCATCCCGATCTCTCGGGCATTTAATATCTCAGCCTGCATTCGTGCCTGCGCTAACTCGGTTGCCGTATCTCGGTCTATGTACCCCTCGGTAAGTCTTGATTCGATGTCTTCGGGCAAGACCTCTCCGGTGTACCGTCCAAGATTCTCCAAATGAGGCTGCATAGCCTCTTTGGCTGCAAGTGGATCACTTTTCATCAGAGCCATAATCCTTACACCTTCTGCCATTTCGTCGGGTGTAAGGTGGTTCTGATTCATAAACTCGACTACTTGGTCAAAGTGACTTGCTTTTTCCCTGTAATCTTCCGCTTGCTGCTTGAACTCCTTTCGTTCCTGGATTACCTGACGAAATCTCGGGTGCTTGTTAAACGGTACGTCTTTGAAGTCCTCGATTTCCTCGGACTGCTCAAGACGGACGTCTACAGGCTCCGACTTTTCATCTGCGATGGCGGTGGCTGCTTCCGCTAGTTCCTCAGTCGGCTCTGGTTCGTCTTCTTGTGGTTTTACGACATCCTCAAGAACACTCAACAAATCCTCAGTGGATTCAGCCTCATCACTGGACGGTGGTGATTGATCAACCTGCGGTGTTTCTGCGGGCTGCTTTTCTACGTCCGATACACCAGTGGACGGCTCTGGTGCTTCTTGTTCAACGGCATTTTCGGCCATTCGTCCTTACCCCTGTATGTTTTGTATCGTAATGTCAGTCGCCTGACCCGACATTCGCGACAAAATTGTTAGCGCCCATTGGTGCTACCGAACCCCCGGGTTGGCGCGGATCGGGCAACTGGTTTGCTCCACGTTGCCCCTGCTGGGAGGGTTCGTTACCAGGACTGGCTGATATTTCCTGTCCTACAGCCATTCCTTGTTGAATTGCATTCTGTGCTGCAATGCTCAACATTCCATCATTTATCGCCCTATCAATATCAAGTTTGTCATCCATGCGTTTTAGCACTTCTTTGACCAGCCACACGGGGTCAATCCCCGGCATCTGTAATAGGAACGGCAATATTCTTTCAAGGTTAGCCAGTTCCGCTGCGCGGTTTGGCTTGCCCGTCGATCCCGCCTCGATCTCGAGGTAGATTTCTTCCTGTATCTGTTGGTGTGAGAACTCGGGCCAAGTGGCTCCTGGGCCTGCGATGTTCTTGACCTGATCAATCGACATTTCCTGTAACAAGACCTGCCCGGAAAGTCGTGCAACTTCGGTCATAAAGGAATCCAGTTCATCGACGTTCGCACCCATACTTGACATTCGTGCGCTTTCGGCAATCGACGTTTCTGTCGCAGTCGCCTTTGAGATACCGCCAAACGTCGCCTCCTGTGCCCCGACCACCAGTTGAATGTCATCAAAAATCGTTTTGACTTCATACAGATTCGGGTCAATACCGATCATGGGTACTGGTTGCAGTACATCGGTTACTTTCTGACCCGCTGCGAGTGCCTGTAGTTCAAGTACAGCATTGGCCGGGTGCAGTTGCAGTTTTGCGCGATCCTCGTCCTCAAGCATCCCCGCTGCGGTTGCATACTTGGGACGGTTGGCGCGTCTATGCTCCCGCAACCCTTGTCGAGCGCGATTGTATTCACCCTGCATCGGCGCGATCAGGCCCACATCGGACACCGGATAAAGTTTTTCTTTGTGTTCCGACTCGTTAAATGTCAAACACAGCACCGGCCAAAAGGTTTCAAGTTTCATCGGCGGTGCAATGGGGTCAGTAAGGAAATCAGGACATCCATCTGCGACCACATACATCAACCCGGAAGGTTTGTCGTAGACCTCGTATACACAAACCAAGTTAGTACGGGTATCTTGATGCTCATCAAACTCGGTAACGTCTGAATACATCTTACGGTCTTCCGCGACACCTTTCATGTCATAGCGAATCGCCTTTTTACTCACATCGTAGCCATAGACCTCTTGCACTTCATCAGGAGAAAGGAACATCTTATGCGCGATCCACTTAGCACCGACAAAACCGCGTAACTGGTTGGCCATTGGGTCAATAATGATTGCATCGGCCTCTGGGAAGTCAAAAATCAGCCCTTCACGAACGATCATCATGGGCTCTGCAAGCAATGACTCGAGCATCAGGCGTAATTCTTCCAGTTGCGCCTCACCTTCATGTAAATCACCCTTCACCATGTCACCGGCAAGGCGTGAAAGTCGGTTTATCTGCGTTGTAACATCATTTATCCTTGCTGAAACCTCTGGACGGCGCTCCATTTTCCTCTGGAAGCCGACTTTTACAAATCCACAGCCGGTCGTAATAACTCGTCGCACCAAAGCCTTCGCTTGGGTCTTGAAATCCGGGTTTTGCTCGTCCATGAAGTAGGAAAACAGAATCTCAAGCGTCTTACCGATCCGCTCGAGCATCTTTCGGCGCTCCTGACCTTGGCTGTAGTCATCAACAATAGACTGCGCCTTGATATACATCGGCGCTAACGTACCACCCGTTGGATCACCAAATTGATTTGCTGCCTGTACACCCATCATGGCGCGTTGCAGGGTCTTGTTGTCCTCATCCCAGATCGAAAAATCCATCCGTTCGCGTCTTTTGGCGGCAGCCTTCGGATTTTTGGCATAAAGTGCAGAAGTCCTCTGCTGAATATGCCGGTTGACAATGTTGGCGGTGTACCATTCATCCGACCAATCACTGTCATGGCCGTCAAAAGCGAGGTTCATATCCCTTTTCATCTGCTTGAAAGCAGGGCTGTGGAACTTCTCGCCTGATTTAACCTTACCGATGACCTGTTTAACGAGTTTCAACCGTGCCTGTTCGGGCTCTTTCACCGGCATTGACATCCCACACTGTTCACCTTGGCGCGAACAACCGCACTCAGGCCATTTAGGGCATACTTTTTCTTCGTTTTCTAACATTAGAAGCCTACTGCCGATTTTCTGAGCCTTTGTTGGCGATCTCGGTAATCACTATCAAATTTAACCCAACCCAATGTGCCAACCTTCGGCATTACGCTGATTTTTTTAGTGACACCCGGGCCGTGTTGTCTTTGCAACCCCATTCCGACCCATGAAAGAGCGTCTACAAAATCATCGTGCCGTGCATTTGGGAACTTCATTAACTCGTCTGTCGCCTTCACCATCCACGGCGCAACTGTGGGGAAGTAAACCTTACCCATCGCCATACGCCCTTGAATTGACTGCGCCCGCTGCACTTTGTTAGCAACCGGCGTAACCTCATCAATCGCACAAAACACGCCTTCCTCGACCATCCGCTTTCGCAGAAACGGGCCGATGGATTTGGTGATATGCCCTTTCTCGGCCCACCAAACCAAAGGCTTCCACTGGCGCATAAGATTCAGCATGGCGTTGACCACCCGATCTGCCGGTGCCATTTCCCACCAGACATCGAGGACGTAAATGTCCTGATTCTCATCAACACCCACGACAATCATTACGGTGTAATCGTTGCGGGTCTTGTCTATGCCAATAGCGTGATCTGAGGCTGCGTAAACCCTGAGATTCTTGGGCCTCAAATTCTTGTTGTAAGTCTTGACGTATTCACGCCGGAAGAAATCACCGTCTTCGGGACTCGGCTGCTGCTGGTAAAGTGCGCTGAACCCACGGGGGTCTAATCGCTTTTGTGCCTCTAGGAATTCGCGGTCAAACCGTTCCGGCCATAACACTTCACCCTTCTCACGGCCCAATGTGTCCTCATCACCCGCAATAGCCGGTAAGTTGATCACTTTCCACTTGGCCGCTTCTTCTTCGTTGTAATATGGGGATAGCGGATCAGTAAGCCGACCGATCAGATCGTCCTCATGCCATCGTGTATGAACAATAATGACGCTGGCAGAAGCGGTCATCAATCTGGTCATCGCCACCTGGGTAAACCAATCGTATAGTTTTTGGCGGATCGTTGGTGATCCCGCTTCTTCAGCGTCTTTAATCGGGTCATCAATAATCAGGAAATCAGCGCCACGACCCGTGATCGAACCGCCACGGCCCACGAATACAGCCATACCACCAGCCTCAGACTGAATCCGACTCTTACTGGCCCCGCCCTTTCTGAAAGAGAAATTAGGGAATACCTGTTTATATTGCGGTGAAGATTGAATTGATCTCACATCGGCACCGAAATCCGCAGCGAAATCCTCGTTATAGGTCGCAAAGATAACGTCGCGGTATCCGTCTTTACCCATCAGCCAGGAGATAAAACGACGGGAGATCAATTCACTCTTTCCATGTCTTGGGGGCAAGGTCACGATCAATCGCGGTACATGACCTTTCTCCACTTCTTCCAATACTTTTGCCAGAGCGCGGTGATGCTTGGCATCCTTGAACATGGAACGCTCAATGTCCTCTGCATCATCGGGATCAGGCATGGTGAACTTAACGAACTTCAAAAAGTCCTCACGGCACTCGACAGCGCGTTTCTGCCGAGCAGCCACAGCCATCCGGTGATCCAGCGCCTTTAACTGGCCTTCCAGATTCTGAATGTCTTTTTCGTCCTTTTTAGGCATTCAATTTTTTCTTCCGCTCAAAGCCATTAGGGATCAAATACCCAAGTACCAACGGCACCAGAATCACCCCGCCAAGTAACCACCCCCCCGTTTCTATAACCTGACCCATAAGGAGCCAGAACCCCATGACTGGCGGTTCGCACTGACTACCATCCACGCCAGACGTCAACAAGGAAGTTGCGCCCGCGCCGATTGCAGCACTCGCTGCTGCGACCCCCGGGCCACCAATTAAACCACCCACGCCCGCACTCACGCCCGCAACGCCCGCCGTTTTCAGCGCAGTACAGCCAGTCAGAAATGGCAGCATGGCAATGATCATTCTTTGCAATCATAAACTCCTAAATCGTGGTGCAGTTTCTTGATATACAGGCTCACAAAATCGGTCATAAAAAATGGACACAAAGCATGGACAAGCGAAATAAACGACGTCCACAACAAGCCGACACTCAACCATGCCGATTGTTTAAAGTGTGCCCACCATGGACGCCAGCCCGGGTCGATGTGGTAGGGGTCAAAAATCTTCAATTTAGCCACTTGGTCAGGATGCTTGCACCGCCAGCCGACAGGCCTACGGTGGCGAGTAAAATTCCTAGCCCCATTCCCCTGCCTCGTTCCATCTGCGCTTCCACCGCCCGTAATCGTCGGTTGGATTCCTCGATTTGAGCAGAGAGAGTTTCCACCTGAGCGATCAATTTTCCGATTTCTACAGGATCAATATCCAAGGGACACCCCTCTGGCACTGCCATTATGTTTCCGTGCCTTCAGGCATCGGCGGCAACGGCTCGGGATATTTGATGGGTTCAACCGCAAGCATAAAAGCCATCCCTTCGGGGCTTCGACCGCTCCAGACAAGACAAGCACTGTTCGGCTTCGAGATCACGATTGAACTGGACGATTTTTTTGCGTTGGCAAAAATGTAGAAATTCGAGCCACCACCGAGTTCGCCGCTTGCGACAATCGCCTCACCAAATCGTTCGCCCAGTACCTCGACTA